TGATGGGCTGTTGATTATTAATCGCATAATATGCATTATCTAACATAGTAAGTAAACGTGTCTGTATGGTTTGGTTCTCGCGTATTATACGATTATTTGAATGTATCGCATCATTAATCGTAATTATATATTCTTCGGTTGTCATATAGATGTGTTTGGTATATTAAATCTATATTATTTTTCTATTTGTTTTTATTCATTTTCTATCTTCTCTTATAATAAAACAAACAATATAAATATTATTCTATATGACTATATAACGTATCTATGAAAAAAAAACAGCAAAATTTAGGATATACTGGTCTTGCAAATCTAGGCAATACCTGTTTTCTCAATTCTTGTATCCAAATTATCCGACATACATACGAATTAAATAATCTTCTTAAAAAATCCATGAAAAAAGAGAAAAAAGATACCGATGATAGCCTCGTATTAGACGAATGGAACGACCTACGAAAACTCATGACATCGAATAACGGCGTCGTATCCCCCAATAAATTCGTCCATATTATACACCAAGTAGCGAGAACCAAAGACCGCGATATTTTCACCGGATATGCCCAGAATGATATGAGTGAATTCCTCCTATTCTTCGTAGATTGTATTCATAATAGTATTTCGAGACCTATACAAATGCGTATTAGCGGAAACCCCGAGAACATAGTCGACCAAATTGCCATCAAATCCTACGAAATGTTGAAATCCGTATATCAAAAAGAATATTCGGAAATTATGGGTCTCATGTATGGCGTCTATGTGACAACCATCCGGTCTTTGGCAAATCCCCATATTCTACATTCCATTCACCCCGAACACTTCTTCATATTAGACCTCCAACTCTTCTCCGAAAAAGGAGTATTTACCAATATCTATCAATGCTTCGACCATTTCATATTACCTGAAGCCATGCAGGGTGAGAATGCATGGATGAACGATTCTACCTTACAAAAAGAAGATGTCACAAAGACGATTTCCTTCTGGAATATGCCCGATATTTTAGTTATTACATTGAAACGATTCCTACCGGATGGTATTCGTAAAATCGAGAACCTGATAGATTTCCCCCTTGAGAACCTAGACTTATCCCGTTATATTGTGGGATATAACCCAAAATCCTATCTATATGACCTATACGGAGTATGTAATCATATGGGTGGTACCATGGGTGGACATTATACTGCCTATGTGAAAAATGAGGCCAATATATGGGTACATTATAATGATAGTATAGTAGAACAAATGCAAGAACAAATAGTAAGCCCATCAGCGTATTGTTTATTCTATCGTAAAAAAAATAAATCGGTATAATATACTTTATAAATGGGTCATGATGATGATAGAAAACATAATAAAACAGAATCCCCTGATTCGTGGGATATATTCCAAGGCATATTTAATCGTTCAAATATTATATGGTTATTATGGCTTTTAGCAATATTCCTTGTTGTTTATTTTTGCGTATCACTTTTTTCTGCTAATAGTGAATTAAAACCCCTACGTATTAGTCGATTATTAGATATTATGATTTTCGGTATCCTTTTTATCTATATTTTGGTGATTTCGTTAAATCCCCCGAGCGATAGGTCACAGACTGTGAATACGCAATATCATAATTTTATTGAATTTATGAAAGACCCCTATTCTATTTTTGGTGTCATTTTCTTTATATTGGCCCTCTATTTGACCATATATATTGTTGGAATACCAATGTCCCCCGATATTAAACCGTTTTCTATTTCATTTATAGAAAACGTCGCATGGTTATTATTTTTAATATTACTCATATTCGATTTTTTTAATATCGTTTTGAATATAGATTTGGCGGATTTATTTCCTAGCAAATTGAATGATACTTCGGAAAATAAACACGATAGTTCAACTAAAAAGAACACGTCTAATGTTACAAATATTTATAATTATTTTAATACTAGTGATACTTCTGGCAATAAGGTGAAAAAAGATAGTTCCGGCAATAAACAAGATAGTTCCGGCAATAAACAAGATAGTTCCGGCAATAAACAGACAAAACCCAATCAAGTTTTCAATATTTCAAATAATTTATATTCATATGATGAAGCGCAAGATATTTGCCAAGCATTTGATTCTACACTCGCTACATATGAACAAGTAGAATCTGCATATAACGATGGTGCAGAATGGTGCGCATACGGATGGAGTGATAACCAAATGGCATTCTTCCCTACACAACAATCTACATGGAATAAATTACAAAAAAATGAAAAAACGAAAAATGCATGCGGACGTCCTGGTGTGAATGGTGGCTATATGGCAAATCCAAATATAAGATTCGGTGTGAATTGTTATGGTCAAAAACCAGACCCTACCCAGTATGAATTAGATTTGATGAATTCAAATCTACCCACAAATATTGTTGATTCTCACCTAGATTCCAAAGTAAAATTCTGGAAAGAGAACCGCGAAAAACTCTTGGTTCTCAACTCTTTCAATCATAATAAGTGGTCTGAATATTAGACCATTACATTTCTTCACTGGTATAAACCATTGAAGAAATCAGTTTTTGTTATAAAATTCTTCCAAACCTTCTTTAATATCAAATGTCACTTTATAACATTTTTTCTCATCTGCTAATTGTAATAATTTTTCTACTATTATTCTCGATATACCCATGCCTTTATGGTCATTATCTACGATAACATCTTCTATACGACCGACGTATTTATAACTTTGGATGTTTTTCGATTCAAATATAATCGTTCCTGACCCTATAAAATGTATGTTCTCGTTTTCTTTTATATAGCATACATAAATATACCCATTATTCGAAATATCAGATACTTTCTTTATGAATTCTTCTTTGCTTAATTTGGGTGTTTCGTTTAATTGTGATAATAATATAGAATATTGTTCTATGATTTGGTCAATATTATTCTCTTGAATAATATTGCTTAACGAATTATATTGAAACATATATTACCCTTTTATTTTATTTAAGAGGGCGTCATATAAAGGGTCTTTTAATGTTAATGTTTTCGAAGAATTCAAATCTATCGCGTATTTTTGCATCAATCGATGGTCGTTATTCACCACTATGACTCCAAAAGGGACGGCTAAATTTTTGAATATATTTCCACCCTTTTTCGGATTCGGATTTTCCTTTTTATTTTGAGAACCTACTTCTGCTAACATATATAATTATGCATGATAATATCTACGAATATCTACCGACGTTTTCAATTTACGGTTTTTTTTCATATAATCTAAAATAATATCTATATGACAGGGGTCTTTAATGAAATGCGCTAGGCATTCTTCTATATATTTATATGATAGCGTTTGATACTCTTTTTTTTCATAAAATGCTAATTCTCCGTCCGTTATTTCGATTTTCGTATCCATTACAGCGTTTTTTGTCACATAGGTATTAATATCATCCATTATTTGAGAACGCATTTTGCGAATATGCGACGTTTTTTCATTGATTCTTTTCATTTGTGTATCTATCGCTACCCACTTCTTTATGTTATCAATAAATTTGCCTTTTTCTTCTATCGAAACACTAGAAGAGGGTTTTTCGGTCATTCTCAAATATATATATTATGGATAATTACTATTTGACAGTATGCGGCCATTCTTCGCTGGTTTAACGCCTGCGTCTAAACGACCTTCTTCTACGACTTCCTCTACGACTTCCTCTACGTCCCTTACGTCTAAATGTATTTTTAGGACCCCCCCTTCTACCATATCTATGATTCGCATATAATAGCACTGCAGGAACAGCAATATCATTCAAAACATTTCCTCCGTTTCTTACTTGATTCATCTGTATATGATTTCCAATTCCAGCGGTTTGACCATCAATGCCACCGTAAACAGATTGGGCATAATCCGATGCACCTTGTCCACCTGTTTTAGTTACGTTGTTATGATATTCTGTTTTCATGCCTCCCCCCTTTCTCCTTCGACTCCTTCCTCCTATAGATTTAGTTGGAACACTGGCTGAATTGCCTATTGTAGTTGAACTATATGGACTTGATTCTAATGGTAAAGACATTATATATTTATAGTAGATAATTTCAAATAGCAAATCTGTCTATAAATATTGAGTATGATGAAAAAAACCGCTAAAAGAATAAAGACGAAAAAAATATTATAAATCGCGATAATCCATATATAAACGTATATTTCGTTATATATAATCGTAAATAATGGATGTATCATATCTCTCATATCTTTTTTCGTGTCTTCGTTTTTAAAAAAATCAATACATATATCCTTCAATTTTTTCATATTAGAGAACCTATAATATTTATAGAATAAGGGTTTTATTTATAAACGAATATCGCCTTGCTGCGTAGCATTTTTTATTATATTTTAGCATATTCTTCTATATGATTTATAATACAGACCATGAATTCGACTTTAATCAAATCGTATTAAAAACACCTGCTTCATATAACGGTGGGCATTTTATTAAATATACAATAAACGATTCGCCACTTTATATAAAACCGCCTAAATGCAATATAAAACTAATTGCTAAATCATCTAATAAAAAACGTATGAATTGCGATTTGCAATTTACACGCGAATCCGAAGATTTTATTCAATGGATAGAGAACTTGGAAATATATACGCGTAAGATTCTATTTGATAATCGCGCGAAATGGTTTGATTCTGAACTAGAAGAAAATGATATTGCAAATTCATTCGTAATATCTTTGAAACCTTATAAATCCGGTAAAATTTATATTATGCGTACTGCTATTCCTATTAAAGATGAATCCATTGATATTAAAATATATGACGAAGAAGAAAATATTGTAGATATTGAGAACATAAAAGAAAATACAGAAGTTATGACTATCATGGAATGTAAAGGCGTTAAATGTTCTAGTCGTAATTTTCAGATAGAGTTTGAATTGAAACAGATGATGGTACAAGAATCCAAGAACCTATTTGAAAAATGTATTCTTACAAATTCTATTAAAACGACCGCGAATCCTCCTATAAAAGAACTCAAAATAAAAACGATTATGAAAGAAGAAAATAATGAAAATATAGAAAAAACAGTAGAATCTTTAGGCGAAACCCCTATGCCAGTAATCGAACCTTCTTCTATATGTCCTTCTTCGACTCTTTCTATTTCTACTGAAGAAGACCCACCTTCTATAAAAAACGAATTATGCGAGGTCGAGTTTAATTTAGAAGAAATGCCAGAAATGGAATCCGTGCAATTGAAAAAAAGAAACGACGTTTATTACGAAATGTATCGCGAGGCCAGACGAAAAGCAAAAGTAGCTAGAGATTTAGCATTATCGGCATATTTAGAAGCAAAACGTATAAAAAATACATACATGCTAGATAATTTAAAAGATAGCGACGAAAGTGATAATGAATTTGACGATGACGAAGATATTGAAGACGATGCTGAAGAAGATGAATAGACGAATAGAACTTGGATAGTTTTATAAAAATAATTTTATCCGCCGTTTATATAAAACAATGTTTAAGAGCATCACGAATGGTTTTTCAAGGTTTTTTACAAAACAGAAAATTACTATTTTAATTATTTTTATTATTTTAGCATGGGGGCTTCTTTATTATTCTGGTCAAAAAACCGGTATTATTGACCGTTTCGAGGATGGTACCCCTGTTGGTTCTTACCCGTCCGCTATGCCTTCTAGACCACCTATGTTAGTCTCACAAGTATCGAATCAAATGGTCCCTCCTGTATCTTCTGCTGGACCTTCCGTTGCACCTTCTTCTGGACTTTCATCGGCCTCTGCCACAGGAGGATATAGCCAGCAGAGTGTTTCTGCCCCTAGTGACCTCCTACCAGTCGACCAAAATAGCCAATGGGCGAGTCTTAACCCCGGCATGGTGACCAATGGCGGCTCCGCTATGCCTGACCTTCTTCAGGCTGGTTATCATATAGGATTAGATACTATTGGACAGACACTACGCAATCCTAACTACCAGTTGCGTTCTGACCCTATTATCCCTAAACAGGATATTGGTCCATGGAACCAGAGTACGATTGAGCCTGATTTGGGCCGCGTTCCGTTGGAAGTCGGGGCATATTCTAAATAAATGTTTTTTGTGTTTCATATAGCATGAGTTTGGCTATATGAGTTTGGGTATATGAGTCGAGACATATGAGTTGGCTATATGAGTCGGCTATATGAGTTGGCTATATGTGTTGGCTATATAAGTCGACATGAAAAACCGCATGTCATACAGTATGAGTCGACATGAAAAAACACATGTCATACAGTATGAGTCGACATGAAAAAACACATGTCATATATAAATTATTTTTATATGACCTTATTATAACTGCTCTATGGAATCGGTTACATTGAAAAATGGATTCAAAATCGTATTCGAAAAACCGAAAAATGTCATTCCTATCGCAGCCATATATCTTTTTATAAGACAAGGTTCAGTTAATGAACAAAAAGGTACTCACGGCGGTAGTCATATCATCGAACATATGTGTTTCAAAGGTACCCGAAAAATCCCCGATTCAAAAGAGATTTCCGTCAAATTCGACGAAATCGGCGCATATTTTAATGCATTTACAAGCAAACACGTCACATGTTATACCGTAAAATGCGCCGAATTTTTCGTACAAAATTGTTTGAAAATACTCTCCGATATGGTGATAAATTCTAGGTTCTCGGAATCCGATTTCAATAAAGAACAAAATATCGTCAAAGAAGAAACGATTAAAAACGAAACATCCGAAGATATACGCGTGTTTAAAACCATGGATGCACTTCTATATGAAGGGTCCGCCCTCGCCTATCCTATAGATGATATTTCGTATCATTCGACATCTTTCGATTATAAGACCATATCCGACCTATACCACGAAACATATCAACCGTCAAATATGGTACTCAGTATTGTAACCCATCTACCCTTTTCCACTATCAAACGTATGGTGGATCATACTTTTTTCCATTCTTCTAAAAAATATAAACTATGTGACCAAATGCGTCCTTTTTCTACTAGCATAATGCCACAGACGGAGATTAAATATCATATACGAAAATCCGATGTAGAAAAATCCGTATATCTAGCGATTGGATTTCGCACTTGTAGTACATTTAATAGAGATGTATTTTCGCTAGAAGTTTTATCGAACGTTTTAGCGGGGACTATGAGCGGGCGACTTTTTATTCTATTACGCGAAAAAAACGCAGTGACATATAATTCCAAAGTAGATGTAAATAATTATTCTTATTCTGGGGATTTTATTATACATACCAGTGCAGATTATACCAAAATAATAAAAAATGGCAAACATTTAGGTGTATTACCACTTATTATTGGAGAACTCAAACGTCTTGTAAAATCCGGTATTACAGAAAAAGAGCTACATATCGCAAAAGGTTATCTAAAAGGAAAATCCGTCATGAATTTAGAAAAATGCGAGAACCAAGCCATGCATAATGGCGAATATGCAATCATGGAAAAATACGACGAATCCCGTGAGATACCCTTTGTCAAATATAGTGATATATATGATAAATTTATCGAACCAATCAAATGTGCCGATATTACACGTGTCATAAATACCTACTTTAAAAAGGAAAATATGGGGGTTATACTTTCCGGTAAACATGTCCCCCCCTTGGAAAAAGTCAAAAAGATATGCGAAGCATTATAATATTTTTTATATGACTTATTCATATATCATGCCGTATTTTTATAATAAAGAAAAAGGTGTTAATATTTTATTGATACATGTTCCGAAAACCGGTGGCACTAGTATATCTTATTATTTTTCGAAAAAATATAATATCCCACTCGATACTGCAGCCATTTATACTATCCCGTCCACATTAAAACATTCCGAAAAATCCTTACAACATTATTCATATAATGCGATAATGGATGGTTTAGAAAAGGGTATCGAACCTTTTACAAATATAGATCTTTCGGGTATGCAGGTATTGGCTGCAGTACGTAATCCATATGACCGTGTATTGAGTGATATGTTTTTTTATAAGATGATTAATAGCGATACTAGCAAAGAACATTTCTACGAGATATTAAGAGACCAGTATATAGAAAATTGTAATAATCGCAATTTCGATAATCATAATTTACCTCAGACTGCGTTTTTAATGGGCGCACTGGATAATGATAATATCACTATATTGAAAACGGAGTCATTAGATGAAGAAATGCATAAAATAGGATATACCGATTTTAATGTTCGGGAATGCATTACATTCCACCGTAAAGCCTATCGCGAATTTTTGAATGCGGATTCGATACGTCTGATAAATGATTTTTATTTTATGGATTTCGAATATTTCGGGTATGACCGATTATCATAGTATTTTTTTTTATAATTATCTATAATATATGAATAAATTAGATATTATAGGATATGTTATTATTATAGGACTTTTATTTATATGTGTCTATGCTTATTTAGATAATATAGACTCTTTCGATTTAAAATGCGTGGTTTCTACTGTTGATGGCGAGAAATATTGCGTCCGCGATAGAAAAGAAGTACAAAAAGCAGCCAATTTATTGGCCCGTGTTACGGAAAAATGCAAGGCTTTGGTCAAATATATGGGACAGAAATATCCAGAACAAGATAATGTGAAACGTTTAGTAAATGGATTTAATCCGACATCTATCAGCGAAACCCTTCCGACGAGTACCTATACGGCTTATTCGGAGAATAAGGGGGAAAAACTCGCATTCTGTCTGAATGTCAAAAAAGAAGATAATAATAATTTAATCGATGAAAGCACACTTACTTTTGTCGCATTGCACGAATTGAGTCATATAGCAACTAAATCTATAGGACATAAAACCGAATTTTGGGATAATTTCAAATTTTTATTGGAAAATGCCAAAGAGGCAGGGCTTTATCAACCCGTCGATTATAAAAAGTCGCCACAAGAATACTGCGGGATGAAAGTGAAAGATAACCCATATTATGATTCGTAATAAAATTGAAATGTTTTCTAGATAATCGTTAGATAATAAAAATTCAATATGATTAGACAAGATTTTACCAAGACATATAGGATGATAAGTCCTAGTGAAAGAATTGAAATAATAATAAAAATCAATAATGGTGAACTTATTTCAGAGAACGCCACGGGTAGAAAATGTTGTTGGTGGAAAAATAAACATAACCCAATAAATGATATCCCAAAAAATATTTATTTACTTGGAAAAGGGACTATTCAAGAGTTGTATAATGAATACAGAAAAAATTACGATAATATAGAATGGAAGAATTTTATTGATTATACTAGAGAACTAATAAAGCAAAAAATTATGGCGTAAACCGTATACTAATGTAAAAAACTCGAATCTCCAATATCCGAAGAACAAGATAAAACCGGCGTCTGGCTATACCCTCCCGCCTTCAACCTCCCACATATTTTTTTATATAATTCCAATATCTTATATCCAAAATCTTTCTCCTTATCCCATATTTCGCGTATACATCTTATAAGTTCATTCGTAAATACACCCATTGCATCTTTCGTCCTATAATCGTAAATATCCACACTCGTCTGATTATCCATACATCCACTTATCATATAAATATTCTTATTTGATAATTCTATCTGACTATTTTGTGTTTTTCGTCCGTCGAAAAAATACGACCATTCTAATTCACATAAACTACCCGAATGACAAGCATCTATCGTAATAAATGCTGGACATTCAATCCTAGTCACATATGAATATATTTGTTCTTGACAAACATAATACCCCTCTCTATAATCACACGGTACAATGCAGTCCCCTAGCCCTTTTTCAGATACAAATGCATTTATATCGGCGATTTGTGTTCCGTGTCCACTATAATGTATCCATATTTTTTCGGCATTTTTACTATTTAATATAATCCATTCGAAAGCGGCTAATATATTGGAATGTGTAGGTAAAAAATCACTATCTGTAATATCGTCCCGTAGAATAGTAATATTTTCTATAGGATAATCATAGGTTTCTACCAACATATCTTTCATATTTAATATATCGTTTATACAGCCGTGCAATTGGACATTCGGCATGGCGGTATAATTCAAACCAATGAGTAATGCATAACAATTCGCGGTCATATATATATTATAATAATGTTATAATTTATATAATATGGAATTTATCCCGAAAATAGTAATTTTAAATACACAGGGTGAAGTAGATAGAACTTTCCTATGTGATAAATATAAAAACCCTATTCCCCCTGAATTTAGTAATATTGAATATGCGGAAAATATAATATATCCCGATGACCCTATACGTACTATAAAAAAGAAGATAATTCGAGAACTCAAAATGAGAGAACTGTCATATAGTGAAATTTATCTATTTGGCATCGTGGAAACCCGCGTTAATTTGAAAACCATTTTCGATTCTGTGGTCGAAAGGGCGACGGATATAACTATTCCGGCAAACGTATTCGGTCAATTGCTTATTACACTCGGTGTAGATAGAGAACAAATCGACGATATTCCGCAGAAAAAGGATTATTCCTACGAAGACCTATTGTTTACCGAACTGCATATGAAAAAGACGAATATCGCGATTCCTATAGGAAAACAATTTATAAAACCGGATTATCTTTTCTCTGCGAATCCCTATTTTATCATGGATGAATCGCAGCAAGAGTATCGTCCTATAGAAAATAATCCGCTTATTTCATTCGAGAATCATATTTTACTGAACTATGGGACATTGAAAGATAATACGATATATGTTTGTTTAGCCGAAAATGTTTTCGAATATGCGAGAACCAATGGATTACAAGAAGAGGTATTCTCCGAATTCTATTTTCCTATATTGTATAAAAAAAATATTTTCGGGATTGACGATTTACATAAAAAACGGAAAAACCTCCTGAAAGAGAATGCCCCTTCGAAAATAGATGGCATAGAAGACGAGGCCATAGAACTTTTATATGACATTTACGCGGAAAGAACCGAAGAAATACCTTATATAGAAAACGGTATTACGGATTTTACCTGTATTATACACCCAGAAAAGGAAATCAAAATACCATTGGAAGTTATTTTCAAGAATGTGCATGCGTCAAATAGAGTACCCTTTATCAAATATAATCCGGGCGCAAGACGTGAGAAAATTTATAGATTATATTCCGAGAACATAACAAAGACGGGTTCCAAAATACCCTTTTTAGATAAAAACGTAATTATGATTCTATCCAAGACGATGGCCAAAACGAACGAAATCTCGTTTTATTTACTATTGGACGGTGGCGAAATATTTTTGAATATATATTCCAATTCGGATATTCGTATTATTTTTAAAACGAAAATACCTATTTCGGTCGAGAAGATGGAGAACATAATAAAAGAAAATGTGAATTTTATTATAGGACAAATAAATGATTTCCTTTTTCAAAGCAGTTTTCAATTGAAAGAGTTTGATAAAATCAACGACGATACTATTGAAGTTCTCGATATCAAATATAAAATGGTCCTTACAATTACAAAGAATATAAATATAAAAGAAAATTGGAATATTCTACAATTTCTATTTGATACTCTCCCTACTGGTACATTGGAAGAAGGTATTCATATGAGATATACGCGCGTTGAAAATTATATAAAAATGAACGACGAATCCAGTCATATAGCAGAATTATTTAAACAGACGGAAAATGAACGGGAAATAATCGGGTCGCTGATGGATAAATTCCAAATGACAGAGGAAGAGGCGATTTTGAGAATTGCGCGATTTTTCGACGAATTCACGAAAATCGAGGGGCATTTTATCAATAAAAATATTGATATTATTGATAATCCGGGATTTCCAATAGAGTTCCGTATTGTAGAAAGAATCGATAATAAAATGGAAATTAAAATCGATAATATAATAAATATTGCCTATATTGATAGTCTTTCCCGATTTATCGATAGTTTTATCCGAATTACACAGAATCCGAATTCTACTAGGGTAAAAATGTCGCGTATTCGAAAAATACAAACAAAGAAAATAAAGTCCCCCGAAAAAGAAAAGAAAAAAGAGGTTTTCGAAAACGTGATTACTACGAAAAAAATAAGCCAGCCACTCAATTTTAAAAATATGAAAAAAACGGAAGAAGACGATTATGACTTTTTCTTTAAAAATGCCATACAAGATGCCATAGGAGAAGAGGAGGAAGATGAAAAAGAGGAAAGAAAAGGAGAAGAAGAGGATGAAGAGGATGAAGAGGATGAAGAAACCGAAATAAATAATTCTATAGGACAAAAAGAAGAAATAGAAGAAGAAATAGAAGAAGACGAAAATGAGGAAGACCTAGATAATGATATTTTTCTACAAAATGCATTCGAAGACGGAGAAGATACAGAAGAAACCGACGAAAGTTCTCGAGAAAGCAGCAAAGGAGGCTTATCTAAAAAAGGGGGTGTTTCTCCGGAAGAAGAAGCGAATATAGAACCGTATGAATTACAACAATATAAAGCGAAATTAGACGGAATGCCATTGAAAACGAAAAATTCGAATATATTCTTGAATCGACTTACAAAAAGAGAACCCACCCTTTTCGTTTCTACTCCTACAGGAAAATTCAAAAGCTATTCGCGTATGTGTCCATCAAATATACATCGTCAACCCATTATATTGACAACGGCGGAAAAAGACCGCATAGATCGCGAGTTTCCAGGGTCATATAATCATTCTATTTCCTATGGGACAAATCCGGAAAATAAATTCCATTATATATGTCCAAGATATTGGTGTTTACTTACACAGCGCCCTATGACCGAAGAAGAAGTACAAGAAAGTATCCGTAAAGAACGGGCGAATCCGGGTTCTAGCGCATGCGGTTTGGTTCTCCCACCTGGAGAAAAAAATATCAAAAAGGGTCATTATATTTATCATTTCGACGAAGAAGGAAAACAACATCGCGACTCTAATGGAAATTACGTAGAAAATGTACCTAATTTTCTTGATGCGGATGCACATCCCGACGGAAAATGCATACCATGTTGTTTCAAAAAACAATGGGAATCGAAAGGTCAAGTAGAACGTAGAAATCAATGTAATCAAGATAACCCTCTTCCGCAAGTCATGCAGAAAGGTTCTATACAACCCAAAAACGAAAAATACATATTAGGAATAGAAAAAGTCGTTTTAACACAGAATCGCTGGGGGTTTCTGCCCATATCCGCACAAAGATTCCTACAAACCGACTATTCGAATGCAATTGACCCGAATAACCCAGCATTTATTCGCGAAGATGCTACGTCCCCATTATTACGATTTGGTATAGAACAGAATGGCGCCCAATCTTTCATCGGTCTTATCGCCGATTTATATAAAATAGAAAAAAAGTTGGAAAAGGTACCTAGTATACGCGAAATGCTAACTCGTATAATACCCGAGGCGATTACATTGGATGCATTTATACAATACCATAATGGTTCGTTAGTCGGCGCATTCAAAAAAACCCTACAGGAAGAAGACGAAAGTATTTATAAGAAGAAGAAATACGAATCGTCGAACTTTATAAAATCCATCAATTTCACAGAAGAATCCCAAGTGGATTTTCTCATATATACTGTGGCTGCATTCGAGAACTTTATCCAATTTTTAAAAGACCCGAATTCTATTATAGACCATGTCTATCTATGGGATATCGTATCTATGCCAAATCGCGCACTTTTTCCTATAGGACTCAATCTCGCGATTTTAGAAATAGAAGACGCAGATATCACAGATAATATTCAACTCGTTTGTCCAACAAATGCATATTCCACCGTTTTTTATGACCCTAGAAAACCGACCGCCATTATATTAAAACGCAACGAATTCTACGAACCCATATATGAATATCAGGAAAATCCCATATTCAGAGAACTTTTCACGGAAGATACGGCGCCACTCGGTTTAAAAGACGTATTCAAAATCATTCGCACAACTACGAAAAAATATTGTTCTCCCCTACAAAGCATGCCACCGAAAACATACGAGTTTAAAAGAAATCATTCTGCGACTAACGTCGCAGCCGCGTTAATAAAATATAATTATCAGATAGATAGACAGGTTATCAACTACCAAGGTAAAGTAATAGGATTCTATTTGACAAATCCGCGAATATTTATTCCTACGAATCCGAGTAGCATGGAAACAAGCCAATTAAGTATGTTTATGGATGATATCGCAATATGGAAATCCTATATGATAACGCGCGATACATTAACGGAAATAAATCGTAGAACCAAGGGCGAAATATTATGCCGACCTATGGTCAAAATAGAAGAAGATGGTCTTATCGTCGGTATTTTAACAGAGACGAATCAATTCATACAAGTCAATCCACCAGAAGCCGCCACAGAAGACGGTATTCCTTTGATACAGGGGATGAATTATTTAATCGCTGATAAGGTTCTCACTACTTCGAAAAAGGGGGACGAAGAAAGAGAATTAGTTGTACGAAGGATACAATTAGAAGAACAATTCTATGTGGCATTTCGAACGACGATTCAAATATTATTGAAAGATTATAATAATAGGGGGGTTTTAAAACAGATTATGGAAATTATATATCCCGAAGACTTCATAGATAAAA